CAGTATGACAACTTGTGCATTGCCAGCCACCCGGAAGGTGCAATCAATCGTGCTGCCGCCGAGGTGGTTGGCATCAGGTGGTTGCCACCCGGTTTGGTTCTCAGCCCGGGGGCCAACGTCGCTCGAGAAAAGAGATTCTACCAAGTTACGGGCCGTCGAGCACATTTCTGCCGTCCCGTACTATCCTTTCTCGATGAACTCCGGGCCCCCGAAATCGACGACTCCACCTGTGGCCACCGCTTTGAAGAATGTGGCTGTTGCGAACCAGATGTGGCATTCATCTCCCATGTGTATTTGACCCCGGTTCAAGTTCATCTCCTACTCATGAAAACCAAGCTACGCGTTGTGGTTGGGTGTTTTCACCTCCTCGATGGAGTGGGGGAGCTGTACAATTGGCATGGCGAGCCCGAGGTATCGTACTTCGAGCGTCGCGACGGAAGGGTGCAGTTTACAGCGGCGGGCCAGACGTCATACCTCGACGAGGCGAACACTTGGTTGCGGGTTGGGCATTGGACCGATGGCAGGAGGGCCATGTCATGGACCACCAAGGTTGTCGGGGAAATTGTGGTTGTCAAGTTCGTTGAATCATTTCACCACAACCCCACCGAGTCGCGTGTTATGGTGGCATCGTCATCTCTCACGGATTCTTCCTTGGCCCAGTCGGGAAACGTGGGTGGAGTCACTCACGTCGATGCAACCATGGCCATCCGGGGCAAGAACCTCATGGTCTGGCGCCATTGCGAACCTGTTCAGTCCCCGCCGTTGGTCATCGACCGTGCGTTGTTGGCAAGATTGAAACTCGCCGCCGTGGCCTACGGAACACCGGCTGACATTCGCGCCCACATGATGCATGAAGTGGTGGAATACTACAACAAGCAGTTCACCCTCAAGAGGGGGGGCGACGCTGGCCACGTTGCTCCCATTGCAATATCCATCGCTCTCGCTGCCGTCGGACCGGACTTGGTGCAGGCCATTGAGTATGATTCTCGAGACCCGTATTGCGTGTGGGTGGCCAACGCGCACGCAAAGGGGATACCACTTGGCCTGCACCGGTTCCTGTGTTGGCGCCGGCTTCACATGTTTTGGTCCAATTGGGGATGGGTCGTGACTTTGTGCTGCGGTTTCGGTTGTGTTATTGGAGCATTCACCATTGGATCTACGATCACTCCGAAACCCAAGACTCTCCCCTTGGTATCCTCCGTTGATGCCGGAGGCGATGAATTCTTTTCCACGGCCATATGGATCACTTGGGTCATCTGGGGTGTGAGTGAGGAAGTGGCTATTGAGTGGTGTCGTCGCCGGGGTGGCCATTGGGCCAAGTTGTTGCGGTTGGCCTTCATGGTTTTGGACCACCTTGTGGGAAGTGGTACTTGGCAACAGCTCATTGTGGTGCCGTGTCATCTGGTCCTCCATGCCATGCCGTGGGGGTTCAATCTGCCGCTGCATGCCCTTTTCAACCTCTTTGGTCTCCGCTTGGCCGCCGGGGGCTTCTTCATCACAGCTGGCCTTCCCATGGCCTGTTGGATAGGACCCCAGCTGCGGCAGCGGGTGTGTTTCAAAGAAGATGTCCCGCCGGTCGAAGACACTGACAAACTTGTGGACCTGGGGTTTTCCGCTACCCGCGACAAGGAGGCCTTACGTCCCACAGGTCTGGTGTTTCCCCAGGTCCGGCCCGTTGTCCCCGCCCAAACCCATGAAAACGAGAGGGTGGCCATCTCCACCCGCTTGCTGAGGCCCTTTACCCTCGTTCGAGGAGCGTGGCGCGATTTTCAATATTCCATCAGCGCTTTCGAATCCTTCTTCCAGTGCTCTGTCCCTGTGCGGGCCTTGGAGTTCTCCCAATGGTGCAAAAGGTTTCCGAAAGGAGTCCGGTTGGGCCTCGAGCGGGTCAAGCGTGATGGCTGGCCCGCCCCCTGGCGCAAGATCCTCAAGCACAGTGCCTTCATCAAGGTCGAGAAGCTTCTTAAGCTGGGGGTGTCGTTCAAACCCCGGTTGATTGAGAGTTGTTCCGTGTCCTTCAACGCGACCGTTGGGCCGTGGTTTTACGCCTTTTCGAAGACGTTGATGGCGCTTCTCCACATTGACGCGACCGTGACGTACGCCAGCAGCGTGACGAGTGAGGATCTGGGCTTGTGGATGCAGACATGCCTCAATGACATACCCAACGTCAGCTTCCACGACGTGGACCGGACTGCCTGGGATGGCAGCATCCACCTTTGTTTGCTTGCCTTGACTCTTTTTCATGTATGGTGTGTTTGGAATGCCATTGGCTGTGTACACAGTGGTGTTGCGCAGCTTTGTCAAACACACCGGAATGAGCAAACATGGCTGGATGTACTCCACTACAGGGAGGGTGGCGACCGGGTGGCCGGGCACGAGCTGTTTCAACACCTTGGTGGGGGTGCTGGCCCAGTTTGGGTTCGCGTGGAAGCTGTTGAGTCCGGAACAGCAAGCTCAGCAGAAAGCTTGGGCACCGGGGTCCGTGTGTTGGTTCCGCATCATTGCTCTTGGGGACGACCTGGTTTTGGCTGTGTCATCGGATCTCCATGCCGATTGCACTCAAGAGCGCCGATTTGGCTTGGTGCCCAAAGTCAACATCACCACGAAACCGTACCTTGTCAATTTTCTGGGGGGCACCTTCTACCAGACCAAGCCATACATTCACAAAGGGCGGTTTTGCGAGTGGGTGCACGGGCCGAGAATCGGGAGACAGCTGGCGAAGGTTGGGTGGGACATCACGTGCAGCGACGACCCGATGGGTGTGATGAAGGGCGTGTTGCTCGGCCATGTGCTGGACTGGGAGCCGGTACCCATCCTTCGGGAGTACATGCAACGGGGTCTCCACCTGACCAAGTTGGCCAAAGCCAGGAAGCAACCGACCGAGGACTGGCGACCACACCTTGTGGGTCACCACCAGGAGGGGGCGTTTGCGCGTGCCCACCTGTGCGAGAGGTATGGAATCTGTCCCGGCGATCTGGAGGACCTGTCTCGGGTGTGCTCGCAGTGGGAGATGGGCCAACAACACTCGTCCTGGGTGCTCAACCACATCGTGGCAGTCGATACTGCCTAGCGACCGCGCTATCAACTATGGGTACTGAGGGCGGCTCCCTCAGCCCAGAAATCTTCAAGACGGGGGACTACCAGGACCCAGCAACCCTCCCATCTTGGCTTCGACGCATCACCGAGTCTGACCTCAACCGACGATTCTGGAGATCTGCCATCAACTTGTTCGCGCATGAACCATTGCCCGAACAAATGCCCAAACCGAAAGCCAAACCCCAAACCCGCAAAGTCCGCGTGTCCATGCGACGAAAGCCGGTATCTCGCCCTCCGCGCGTTCCTGGCCGCGGCAATCCGTCTCGTTCCGCGCCCGCCGCGGTGTCGGCCGGAGTCCCCCCCGCGTTCATGCGACAAGGGTCAAACGGTCGCTACGCGGGGCGCGAAATTGTCCAAGAAGTGATCTGTCCCTCCCAGTTGTCCGCCAACCCGATCGCTCTCCTGGACACGAAGCTCACCCCCACCAACTCCAAACTGTTTCCGAGGCTCTCGAACATTGCCGTTCTTTACGAAAAGTACAAGATCCACAAGTTGCGGCTCTGTTACCATCCTCAATCAGGTTCAGGACTGCAGGGCTCCATCCTTGGCATCATTCAGTACGACCCTGTCGATAATCTTCCAGTCACTTCCATCGACATTCTCAACACTCGTACTCGCATGGTTGGAACTTTTTGGGAGGCACTCCACATGGATTACTCGCCCCAAGGGGAGATCCTCAAGTGGTACTTGACCGATGAACCTGACCAGGCTGATCCGGAAAAGCGCTTTCAGCAAGCCGCCCAAGTTGCGGTGTTTGCATCTGGTTTCGCCTCCACAACACAAGGGGCGAACCTCGGGTACCTCACCTTGGAGTACGATGTCTCGTTCACTGACATTCGTCCTCCCGTGCTGGGACTCATTGATCACCTCAAGCCCACCGCCTCCCAACTGTTTCCGGCCACGCCCAACCGCGCTGTGTTGCCCAACTTTGCGGCGCGGACCACCAGGCCTGGCCTCGCCTTGGTCGGATCCTTCAATCCTTCGACCGGCAACGACGCCATCCATCAAATCAGCAATGGCATCAATGCTGAGGCTTGGAACTGGACTCTTCCCGCGGGCACGTACACTGGAGTCATCCAGTGCACAGCTCTGCCAGCCCTCACCAGTGTGGAGTTCTGCCGCATCGATGCCGTCACCCATGCCCTCACCGTGATCACCACGTTCACTTCCACGGGGACGTATGCGGTCACGTTTGCCCATCCTGAGGGCGGAATCGTGTTCTTCCAGGGCAACGGCACAGCGGGTGCCGTTACTGGGAATGTTTCAGTCTACTTCAACTGCCAGCCTCAACTCTACTCGTTCGACCCCGAAGACGACGAGAAGAAGGACGAGGGGCTGGTGTGGGCGACCTATGACCTCCCGCAGGATGAGGCCGCCTTCGTGAACGCCTGTGAAGACCCAAATCTGCGCGTGGCCATGTTGGCCACCGTCCCCCGTCGTGTTCGGGAGATGGCTCCTCGGTCGGAGTGTGCAGTCATCATCCCAGCCCCAAGGAGCGCTTCTGTCAAGCGTTCTTAGGCTGTGGGTGGTGTCGCGGTGCGCGGGACCCTCTGGTCCGCCCACTATGCAAATCCAGAGAGGACTACCGCACTTGGCCGTGCGGCGTTGACATCCTCGCCCGTTGACGTCGTAAACGTC